TATTCGACAGATTGAGGCAACTAACTTCTGAATCCAACAAACCCTCACGCGGTTACGTATCTGCAGCATTCACTGGGGAGGAACTGCTTCGATATTTTTCCCCACCTCGTGATGAAGAATCATCAATAGTTGGAAGCAAATCAACCACCGGTCGCTCCACCCCAATGCGCGACTTTAGCGCCGAGCAGATTGATGCGATATCAGCAGAAACCGCACGACATCACCTTAACGGGTCTGGTGCTCCCAGCGGTCCGATTGAATTAATAGGCCAAGAAGCCGCATTTGACCTAGATCGAACAGACCTTACTCCCGAACAGAAGAAAATTCTTTCAGATGCCTTGCCGGAAAGCCTGGACACTATTCGATCAGTAATCAACATGCTTGAGCGGGGAGAAGTTCCGGAGTGGACTCATCCTGGTCTTTCAACGGAGCAGGCTCTAAAAATGCTCAAATCGTTTAAGGTATCTATTTCCTCCAATGGAATACCGATGATTACCTTTGATCCACACCCCCTGTATTCAACAGGTATTCCAATGGACAGAAATTGGTCCAAGGTAGAAGCACCTTCAGTGGATCAAATACGGGCAATGATAGAAAAATTGCGGGAATTCGGGGATAGAGATCCAGATGATGACTCACATGAGTGGGCCCTGTCGTTTTGGAAATATGCTTCAGGGGCAAGGCTTGGGTTCAACTATGGCTCATTGTTTGATGAACTATTTCCAGCCGGGGGCCTGTTAACTGAAGATGGGAAGTCCAACGCAGTAAGTCCAATAGCGATCTTCCTGACGGGGAAGATTGAATGGCAGATACCACAAAATATTCTTGACATGGTTTTAGCGCGCATGTTTGATCCTATGTTCAATACACATGACGTATTCGAACATCTGGCAACTGGTCGTAGCTTCGATAGACATGGCGAATGGGCGGCTATGGTTGGTGCTGCGCGCAGGGTTTACCATAATCCTGATATTAGCGAAAAAGATAAAAAAAGAATGCTGATTGATCTATTATTTAGTAGGACACGTCTTCTTAATCTCCAGGTCGATACAGCATCGAAATCCGATTTGCCCGATTCAGACCTTGAAGATATCCGTGAGGAGATTGACGACGGTGACCTTTTTTTTGATAGCCCATCGCTGTACGCAAGGGTCTCAAGTTCTGAACTCATCGAACTGATTGATCCAAGTGATGAAAATGGACGACCGATTAATGGAAGTAAGTCCAAGACCAGCAGAACGATTCCACTGAACGCATCTTCTGACTCTTTGTTATCCGACGTAGTGGCCGAAACCGCCCCCCACCACGTGCTGAGGGCCAGAGGGGTGAACCTGCGCCCAGAAGGCGAGCGCCAGAAAAACGAAGACGAAGCTAGTTTGGAAAAAACGACTGCTGATTTTGAGTTAAACGCAGCTCAAAGGGATATTGCTGCCCAGCAGAGTGAAGAGCGGTCGCGTAGGCGCGGTGAGATTGTTGTTCAGGATCCAATAAACAATCTGGCCAGACCATTTCCTCGGTCTCCATTTAAACGCCTTATTGCGGAGATGTCTGCAAAGCAAAACCGAACGGATTCTTCGGTCAGTGGTTCTAGAAGTCAAACGAGTTCGCGTATTGCTTCCGTAGCTGCGCGAACTATGTCCGACGTGGGTCGTGGTCGTGGCGATCTGGTGATCGAAAGGATTAAGGACCTGATTCGGGCACGAAAAAACGTTGAAGATCAACTTAGATATCTCGAATCAAAGCTTTCAGATATCGATGACGAAATGTTTGAAGAAAATGATGCTCGACACTCGCAGCTTGAGGATATAGGCGAAGGCATAGATGCCGAGATCAGGGAGATTACTAAGTCGCTTGGCTTAATGATTGAGAATCATCGAACAGCCGATATCGCCAGACAAGCGTCTTCACTTGCAAAGAAAATCATCGGGCTTGAAATGACTGGGAACCGCAGCCGCATATCTGAGCAATTTAACTTTACAGATGATGAAATGGGCAACATTTTAGAAATGCTGAATGTTGACACAAGGGCACTTAGAGAAATGTTGATTTTGGCACCAAGTACAAAGTCGCTACTGGACACGGTATATCAAATTAATAATCTGATTAGTGACGTTGGATACTACGTTACGATTGACGACAACTTTATTGACTTGGACGAAGATAATGATGAAATATCTAATTTGGCCCAAGACTTGATTAGTCATGCTGTTTCGATTGCTGCAAGAAAGAAGGGGTTGGACAGTATCGCGCGTACGGTCTTGGACGTTGAGTCGCGCCCAGACGACGACATGGTCGATTCGCCAATTGAAATCGGTCCCGGCAGTAAGTCGCGTACTTCGAGAACAGACATCGAAAAATATCTGGCAAACGATTTAACAGGCGAAGATACAATTGAAACGATTGTTGAGAGGTTCAATATTTCGCCACAGGAATTACAAAACATAGTTCTACGAATGGGCGGCCTTCCAAAACTTAGGCGGAATCGTGGAATAAAGATAGGAAATCGTGGTCAGCAGCGTTTGACTGGAACATCGGAGCTCGAAAACTATCTATTAGAAGGATTAAGTTCCGATGATACTGCCTCATCTTTGGCCAAAAGATTCAATATGCCGGTGGGAAGGGCTCGGTCGATTATTAATAGGATGGGTGGAATTAGTAAGCTGCGTTCCGATAGGGGCATTGTGCCAAATAGTAATCGGACAGCAGATGAGGGAATACAAAAGCTTGAACAGCATCTGACCAGCTCCTTGCGTGATACCGACACAATAGAATCGCTTGCTAGTGAATTCGGTGTAACGTTTGGTGGGGCAATTTATCTAGTTAATAAACTCGGTGGTCTGAGAAAGCTTCGCAATAGAACAAGATTGAACTCTGGTGTAAGTGAATCAACAGCGTCGCGTCCGTCCGGACCGCAAACTAGCGCATTGCGTGAACGCTTGACTACTAGTCTAAGAGAAGAAGATACTATTGCTTCGCTGGCTGATGAATTCGGTCTCTCGGAAAATCTTGTTAAATATGAGTCTGAGAAACTCGGTGGTCTTAGAAGTTTGCGTGCTGCTTCTGGCGCAAAAGCATCTGGGCGAAAAGTCAATCGTGCCCAAGGCGCAGAACAGGATTTAGCAGATCATGTGCAAAATAATTTACGAGATACCGACACCATGGCATCGCTCAGTAGAGAGTTTGATCTACCGCTAGATGTTGTTCGCTCCGTGACTGATGGTCTCGGCGGATTACGGCGCCTCAGGAGTACGAAAGGGAACGAAGTCAACAGTGGTAGTAAGTCACAGACGCGCATTGGCAAAGTCAGCAACAAGCCAATCGAAGTACTGGACTCCCTTGAATTTGCGCAACTTAGCCAATGGTATCCCAATGAGGGTGGGGTCCCTGACCCGACTAGGGACGCCACTTCTCAGTATTCATTGCCGGTTTATGATGTTGACGGCAAACGTATCGCATTTGGCACCAAGGGTCTTGGGAGGTTTGATCCAGACTTCGTAGACGAAGACGTTGAGATTATTCCGGTCAACCCATACCTGATAACTGGACACGGCGCAGATTCCTCACTGGGACAATCGTATGCAAGGATATTTTTTGACGCCATGCAGGGACAGGGGATCGAATCTGACGGCACTAATAAAAATCTTGGTCTGGTTGCAGCCTTACTGTATTCGGCATCACGCGGTGACGTCGAGGCGATGCAGGAGCTTGAGCGTCTAGCTTCAGTTGCTCGTGAGAAAATGATCCAGGAACGAAAGAAAGAGAAATTAAATCTGCTATCGTTCATGGGCGATGATCCACAAGATTTTAACTGGAAATATGATGGTGCCGATTATTTGGTGAATGCGGGCAGCGCCGCCAACGGCGAAGCCATTTTCCGTCCAGCAGGAATAGACGATCTTTTTTTGGTACACCAAACGTCTTATCAGCCGACATTTGATGAAGGCGGGAACATTGTTCTACGTCCTGTGTCTGAATATTCGCCAATCGACCGAAATACGGGCAAGCCAATGATTGACCCAATCACGGGAAGGCTCGTTGACGTTGTGCAGAGAGAGACAATCCACTTCGCGCTAAATCATCTTGCTCAGCCGCATGAGATGAGGACTGTTGATGGAGATACTTACGTAATTATCGTACCACTACGTGACGTATTGGACGCAAATCCTGGATCACTTGACAACCTATATGCCGTCGACACCTACCTGACGCCCAAGCCAGGCGAGCCGCTGGTAATCCCAATGAAAAGTGGAAAAGTTGTCAATCTGGCGGCAGATAATTCAAATAGCAGTGATGTTGTTAAAGCACTAGGTGATGTTGGGCGACAACACAATGGATCAGACACCTATGAGACTCGTATCTTCCCTGGTGGTCGTCATTACTCTGCGGATGCGGTCGATAGGCGAGTAGCGTATTTGGCCAAAGTTGAAGTTCCAGAAAATTACCCAGAGTATGAAGGCGGCGTCAGTGTTGGGATTCACCAAGGGCAACCGAATTGGTTCATAGAAAATGCTGTGCCGCACAGTGCAGTGGATTATCGCAGTGCGATGATGACACCACCATACTGGTGGAGGCTATCGCCCAACTTCATATTGAGAATGTTTGATAGCGATGTATTTACAACCGGATCGCTTATTGAAATGTTTAAAGAGCGCGTTTTGAGAGTTTTATAGATAGAAGCACATCAAGTATTTTATTTGCTAATTACGCGACCTGGATGTTGTAATTTAATGATGTTGACGAACCTGGCTAAGGACTAATTGGATGAAAAAGGCTTCAAAGACTAGACACATAAATCACTTATGCAATATTGTCCTACGGGTCAAGGGGTCGGTTAAAAACGAAATAGTAGACGCTGCGCGAAAACACAAAATGCCGCTTTCACAGTATGTAATGTATTGCGTCTGGGAACACATGCGCTCTGAGCGCGGAATTCCTCAGCCTGGTTCTGCTCAGTTCGCCGTCCCTGATACTAGGACAGAATTGGAAGCATACTTGAGGGGTGAGCAAGTTCTAATGCCATGCGGAAAACTATCATGCGATATGGTTGTAAGTGAATTTCAAAATATGGAGTTTTGTGAAACTTGCAATGTGAGGATCAAGTGAAAATCGATATAAAAGATGTATCTGTGTTTTCTAATCCGGCTGATGCTCTAGTATTTTTCGTAGACGACAGTGGTAATGCCCCAAAACAGGCGACTATTGCTGTTCCAGATATTTGTCAAGTAGCCCAGATGATGTTTTTGGCGAACTGTTTTCCCGAAGCGGGATTGGTTTTTACTACTCTAAATAATCAGAAAATTATCGTTTCTCGTCCGAAGTCTGGTCACGACATAATCGCAACCATTTTTGATCTGATCCAAGAATACGAAATCAAATCTGTCAACATTGCGCCAACTGATTTTTTCGATTCCGAGATTGTCGCAGCAATACAACAAGCGAACGAATTAGATGTAACTATGGTCTTTTGTAAATCACTGACGTAAATGCGGAGCCCCTGCCGCGGAGGGGGGTGGGCAGGGGCTCAACGCACGCGGAGGTAGGGGTGACCTCCCAGGGCCATGTTAGCGCCAAAAAACAACGATGCAACCCTAGGGGGCAGAATCCAGCAAACTAAATATAATGTTTGTTGCATCCGTTGAATCAAATACTGTATCACCGTCAACGGCAATATCAATAACAGATCGTTTTTTATCGATTAGTGAATATATTTCTTGGTCGATGGTCCCATTGGTCATCATGTAGGTTGCGGTGACTGAACCTTTTTGCCCAATTCTGTGACACCTGCTGTATGTCTGGTCTACGTCGGCGGGTGTCCACGGTAATTCAACAAAAAGAACATCTTGAGAAGCAGTGAGTGTATGCCCGGTCTTTGCTGCCTGAATAGACAGAACGATGACAGGCGCATCTTCGCATGAAGCTGTTTGAAATTTGTACTTCATGTCTTCGACGGTTTGAACATCCATTTGTCCCTGTATCTTGAGACCACCATATTTGTCTGCAAGTTCATTCACAATTTCTCGATGATGTGCCGCAACAACTACCTTGCGTCCCTCAGAGATACGTTCGTCAATCCACTCGTGAACCATGTCCATTTTTGCTTTGGCGGCGATTTTTCGCAATACACTTATTCGGAGAAGATGGTCGTGGGCCTCCGCTTTTAGTCTTGCCTTTACTGCGGCATTACCAACAGGAAGTCCCATTTCTGCGGCTATCCTCTTGGCCTGCTCAACTAGATAGTTTACGATATCTGCCTGGGCTCGCGAATATTCCTTCATAATTGAAGGGTTGCCATCAACCAGAAGTGGATTATGGACAACTGGGGGTAGGTCTTGCATGACCTGGTCTTTTGTGCGTCGTATATAGCATGTTGAGCGAAGCTTGTCGTTGAGTTCCTCTAGATTCGAGTTGCCTTCGAGGTGCCACTGCCCCCACTTGTCTCTGTAGGCCGCGCAGTACCTTCGATAAAAACCCCACAATCCACCAAACTTATCTAGACGCCCAATAATATCTAACTGTGGGGCGTATTCTGCTGGCCTATTTGTCACTGGTGTCCCCGTTAGACACAACACAACAGCAGATGCTGATGCGGATTTGACGATTTTGCGGGCGGCCCTAGTTCGTTGCGCGTCCATTGATTTACAGTAATGAGACTCATCAAAAACATATGCGTTATGTTTCATTAAATTCTTTTCCCATGCGGCCAGATTGCTATACCCGATAACGACAACGTCGTATGTTCCGAACATAGGAATCTGCTTGCGGTTGAGGCAAACTTCAACAATGCGTTCTGGGAAAAATCTATTGTATTCATTTTTCCAGTTTAAAACCAGATTTGGTGGGCATACGACTACTGCTGGATATGAGGGAAATCCATTGAAGTTCTCATAATCCTGATGAAGGTACTCAAGGGTGGCCATCGCCTGCAGGGTCTTGCCCAAACCCATCTCGTCAGCAATAAAGGATCTGCGCGCATTGGCGGCATAGGCAATACCCGCACGCTGATAGGGAAGCAACGACCCATTGAGTGTAGTTATATTAATTTCAGCATCAGTGGATCGACTTGCCTCACGGAGGGCAGAAAGTTCGGCCACAATTCCGTTAGCGACACTCATAACATCATCGCTGAGCTCTTGACGAAAAGTGTTTGCCCATTTGATAACGGATTGAGAAGCGGAAAGTGGAGCCCTCCACGCCTTCGTATCGGCGTCCCATGTAATTCCATCAATCTGCTTTACTGATCGAACCATTACTTGGTCGTATTTAAATGAAAGTATAAAATAGTCGCCGTCGACACTGATGCCATCACCGGGGTTTAGATGTAAGGGCATATTGAAGGCCAGCACCTCGTTGCTAATTTGAAAATCGTGCTGTAGCGCGAATTCGCGAGCACGTTCAAGGCTTGAAACTGGCACTCGCCAAACTTTTCCGAGCTTATCCCATTTAGCTCCTTGGATTTTCTTTATCTGATTCACCCGAGATTCATCAAATGGGAAATCAAGGACAAGAAAATCATCGAGCAAGTAGAGGGTGGATGCCTGCTGGCCGTTCTGATTTCTCTGAATACCGCTCATGTATCAACCTGCTAATTCGTGATTTTCCCCAACCCGTAGGCTCTGTCCATATTGCCATGTAGACCCCGTTCTCAATGAGCATAGCCTGACATCTGGCGCATGGTCTGGCTAAGCCTATTTCTCCGCTCCTGGTGAGTCGCGCAACATATATTGTTGCTCCAGATGGGTCCCCGGCTTTGCGCATGGCCACCTCTTCGGCGTGGTAAGAAACATCCCCCACTTCGACCTTAGACGGATGATTCCTGTATCTGTTGACGCCAACGGAAAGCACACGTCCACCCTTTACCAGAACAGCACCAACCCTCCACTGGGAGTGAGACGCATTGGAGCACTCGTCTACGGCATAGGTTAGCCACTTCAGCTCTGAAGTAGAAAGCATTATATATCCCGTTCGGAGGCGAGTTTCGCTCCGGGTTCGGCTCCGCCTCCTAGCTGAAAGGCTTTTCGTAGTGATGCTTTTCTTGCCTCTTCGGCTTCACGGGAGGTAATCTCATCGCCAACCTTAGTAATGGTCGCCTTAGATTTCGTGGGGCGACGGAGACGTGGCGAAACTCCGCCCCAGATTCCAAACTCTGTTTCATTTGAGTCGATGGCGTAAATCAGGCATTCCATTCTTACCTGACACTCTCTGCATACCGCTATCGCCGTAGAGATTCCAGGGTCACCGGGCTCCAAATAAAACAGACCCGGATCTAATCCACGACAAAGGGCATCTTTGAAAAATGCTGGTGAACCCATGTTCCCTCCTAAGGCAATGATACGAACACGTGTTGCTGCCGTCAAGTCTGAATATAGAAAACTAAATAAAGTATTTATCTTTACTTAAGCAGCCAGTCGAACTCAGCCTGGGCCAAATCGGTCAGCATTATTCGCTTCCCTCTTCACTTGATGGGACACGCACCTGTCGTACAATCGTCAAGTTCGACCAGGCCGTCGAATGCCGGACGATGTAGCGACACGCCGAAATCAATTTTGCTCAATATTTTCTCGTACGCCTCTTTGGTGATTTCCTCGTATGGGGGCAGTGGGAAGTTGTGGTCGGTATGCAGGAGGAACGACACCGACTTTACGGAATCATCGTAGTTCTTGGAAAGCCAGTCCTTGATTTCCGCAAGTTCTTCCTTGCGATAATAGACGGTTACTGATACGGCATTGTCTGCCCACTCGGTCTGCATCTTCTTTACCCACTCCAACTGAGCCACAGCAGTCATGTCCTTTGCGAGAACAGAACCTTCTGGGGATTCGCATGGGAACTCAACGACAAAGCGTGTGTGGTCTTCACGTCCGTCAATGCCAACGTCGTACTGAACCCTGTAGCCTCGCTTGCGACACGCATCCACCAACGGGTCAGACGAACCGAAGCGAACACGCCGGATGTAATACTGAGCAAATGCTGGGTGGATTCCTGGAGTTACGCCCGGGAGTAGCGATAGTGTCCCAGAAGGCTGAACAGTAGTGAGACGTACCGATACGGGGAGACCATTTTCATTGGAGTACGCGGAATCAAGTGCTTCAAGTGCTTTGTAGGCAGGGTCAAGCCAAGTGATCTTCTCTGCAGGGCACTGAAGGATTCCGGTGATCGACTGACCAAGGCGAGCATTCTTCTGGACGATCTTCGTAGTCTTCTCGTATGGATAGTTCAGGCGCGTGATCTGCTTCTGCGTCTTGTAGAGAAGGTACGAGATGTCGGTCAGTTGCTCTAGAGAATCAATGTTGGGCAGGAAGATGGTGGAGAGGTTGCATGACTCGCCATCACCCAGTGCGATTTCGGCGCAAGGGTTGTATCCCTCAATGGTATGGTCTGGCTTTGCCTGACCGATGCGACCATATTTGCGTGCCAAACGACGATTTACGAGGCCATATGGTTCGCCAGAGCCGTCATAGCCCTTCCACAGCTCTTTTTGAATCATTCCGAAGTTGTCTGCATAAATGCTGTTGTTGGAGTTTGCTCGCCATGCCGGGACGGTTCCGGTTGACCAGTTCTTCGCGCGAAGGAAGAGAACATCGTCGGGGTCACCAATCGCGATTTGTGCTGAACGACGACTTGAGCCAGAAACAACAATGCGACCAATGATGTTGCAGATGTCCAGAACATCAATGGAGCGTAACTTTTTGCCTTCGGGGGGCTTTTTCTCATAGTCCACGCGGTTCTCAAAAATCTTGCAGATATCAGCGATCCCCTCAATGAGCGCTCCCGGGCCAGACGCAGTGCCACCGAAGGTCTTCAACGGAGCTCCGTACTCGCGGATCAGGATTGTTGAATACGAGAACGACTTACCAGTCTCAAAGTATGACTTCAGGACAGCGTGAAGTAGGCGACGCCAGCCTTGACGCGAGTCAGGGACAATGATGTCGGCATCGTTGGAGCGTTCGTGTGTGATTGATACGCCCGTCTTGACTTTGGGCAGTTCATGAATTTTTGAACGCTCAACCGAAAAGCCGACACCACCACCGAGCATGAGGTAGTCAAAGAGGAGTTCAAAGTCTTCAATGCTCTCAATATTGGTGAAATAGCAGTTGTTAAGACTCGTTCCAGAGAACTTGTGTGTTAGCGGAGTACCCAACTGCCACAGTGACCGACCGGAGAATGAGCAACGAAGGTTAAACATGTGGTCAAAGAGTCGCTCCGCCTCCTCTTGTGTATAGGGCACGCCAATGTCAATAGCGCCATTGATGACACGCTGAATTGTTTCCGGCCATGACTCAGTGTCGCCATTTTCTTTCTTGCGACTGTAGGTGCGCAAGAAAACAATTTCACCCATACCATTGAATCCCCATGGCGGTGTTTGTTCTGAATATGAACGGACAAAATCATCGTTAATGCGAGCCATCGGAAGGTTCCTTCTGTGTGCAATTCGTGGAGGACCCAGTTTACCTCAGGACAAAATAATGAAATTGTCTACTGTAAAACTAATCTTGTTTTAGTAAACCAATTCTTATTGCCTCATCCCTTGTAATACTGGTCCCCCTCCTATGAACGAGCACCTTAGCACGAGTGTATGGAGTGATGTCGCGCTCCTCCCAATAATCTTCTTCCAAAAAATACATTGGAGTTGCTATGTTGGTATTGAAATCAAATCCGACAACGTGGTCGATCTGTTTTTCACCAGCACAATCCCCTGTTGGGTGCCCACATACGGGGCACGGCTCTCGATCTGCCCTGATTATGCTGTAGCCATCTCCGCGAGCACCGGAGCCATTGAGGTAGTCGAAGAAGTATCCCATGCTCAAATTTTACAAGATAATAGTGAGCCAGACGGGAATTGAACCCGCGACCTGCATTTTATAAGAATGCTACTCTAACCACTGAGTTACTGGCTCGTGTTGTCAAACATTATGCACAATGAACTTTGTGGTCAAGCCACGAACTCCTGAACATTGAAGCCCATCTTTTTGATAGCCTCAACTGATGAATTTATCTCATCGTCTGTTATTTCGTTGGGGTGATCAGCCGTCAAGCAGTCGATAAGCATTTTCGGGAGAGGTGAATTTTTTAACACCACGTCGGCTCCACTGACAAAGCCTATTGGACCACCCCAATGTACCTCCCTGCCCAGCGCATAGCTATATGTGACAGAAGCCAAGTGAACTTCCAGGGAAGACGTGACTTCGTTGGGTTCGCAATGTGTAACTGTAATGCATTCTTTTACTAAATTATCCTCTTCCACAAAAGCAACCGAAAGTTCACGGCCGTCCAGGGAGTTTTTGTCGAGTGTCTCAAATCCTTCGGCGACAATGCTTATCGCGTCTATTGCCCATCCATGTCGCATGTGGGCCAAAACCGCTGACGATAACATCAGTCGCTTAGTCAATGGGACCACAGCAAATTCTTGGCGCAACTGCGCTACAATAACCAATTTATTCTCGCTCCACCCGAAAAAATTGAAAGTAAGATCCTCGCCTATACCAAACTCATCAACAAATGATTCTTTTGCTAGTTGTGCGGCGCTCATGCATAGTGCCATTTTGCTCATGGGGTCTGGATACGTGTTCATTAAATGCATACTAGTACATCCAATAGTTGCAGCAGGGAAGGAGGGTGTGCTATTAGTATCTACTGCCGACACACATAGTCAAGGAGATGATATGGCCAGCAAGAAGACAAACCCAAAGAAGGCAACTGCCAAGAAGCCTGCCCCAACCAAGAAGACGGCAGCGCCCAAGTCTAAAGAGAAATCCGCGGGAAAGGCTACTCCAGCCCAAAAGCCCGACCGCCCAAGCAAGAAGGCTGGCCATAAATCCCAGACCGCGGTAAAGTCTCAGGCTGTCGCCAACCCTACTTCCACAAATGGAGGTGCTTCGAAGGTGACGGTCAGCTCAGGCGTTTTTGCGCCGACCGCGATTCCGTCGAATACTTCTTTTTCGGCCGCCACCGGATCGGTACCACCGGAGTCAGTCCGCAAGCAGTTTGCGGATTCACTGGCGTCTAATGCTCCGGTGAGAAAAAATTTCAAGAAGAAGAGCCGAATCCGGCGCCTTTTTGGTCTTTTCAAGCGCTCCAAGTAGGCGCCAATCCTCGCAGTATTGTCGTATATAATATGACGGCAGAGGTGATGACATGGACAAGAAACTTAGCGCAATAGATGAGGCTGCGGCGCTGATCGGCGCTGATCCTGAGAATATCACAGAAGAGCAAGCGAGAAATATTCTTCGCCGCATGGTGATGACAAGGGAAAATATCCGCATTAGGAAGGGTCTGGCATCATTCGAGAGAGCTCGGGAAGAGTCCGACAATGAGTGAGCTTGTTTCTCGTGTCCGCGAATTGAGTGCGAGGATTTTCGAGCTCGAAGACCTTCTATTGTCGGAAAAACGTAAATACGCAGACGAAGTCGATAATGCTGATAATTTAGCATACTTACTGACGCTCACGCACGACGGAAGGCACTGTCCCCCGATCTGTTCATTTTGTGATGGGATCAGGACACATGAGCGGCGTAGGGCAATTGATTATGGATTGATTGGTTCTAGTGAAGAAACAACAGCGTGACCCTGACGTCGTCTTTGGGCCAGTGTCGGTTGCCCTATTTATCCTTATCTACGATCTTGTTGCTATTCGCAAAAAGCGGAAAACAATAAGCACCAGCATTCGTCGACTCACTACGCAAAGCTCTTTTGGTCCTGAAATAGCTGGAGCGGTACTTGGGGGATTGGCTTTTCATCTCTTTTTGAGGCAAAATTGACACCCGTCCCATGACGTGGTAATTATTTGGTGTGCACTTAGCGATACTCGAAGACTACATTTGCAAACTCATGGATCAATCCCTTGACAAACCACACGCTCGACGGCGCTTAGACGTTATGTGCGGCGAACTTATGGATATACTACTTTTACAAGAGCAGGTAATTCCGGACTTTGTGATAGATGGAGATTCGAAGACAATTAACATCTATGGAGAGAATCCTAAATTGAGCGATCTGTTGAATCACCAAGGACAACGGAGGTTTAAAATGAAAAAACTCGTGTGGCTTGGGTTGGCCGCAGCTTTTGGCGGAGTCTGTTTTCTGATTGGGTTTTTTGTGGCGCCATGACGACAGATGATGAACAAAAAATAACGGTGGCGTCACTATCGCCAGAATACCAAGAATCATTTGTGGCAACTCGCATGGAGTATATGGGACGAATTTGGCAGCTTGATTGGAACGTCGAACAAGCACTGATGAGGCTATCTGTTGTCAAACCACCAGATAATGGAAATAATATTGAGCTTATAAGTATTGTTTCTTATATGAGGCCCGGACACAAGGACTACGTTGAGGGGCGCAGCCTAAATGAAACTCTCCGTGCTATTATTCTACAGTTTTCCGATCATGGGCCAGTAACCGAAAATGATTATGTATCGCCATGGGAAAGACATTTTAACCACAAAAGAAAGGCCTAAAATGCTCTCGAATAAAAAAATTTCTGCTGAGCGCCTATCGATTTGTTTCGATTGTGACAGGTTCTACAAACCGACCAGGCAGTGCAAGGAGTGTGGTTGTTTCATGAAAGTTAAAACCCGAATCCCAACGGCGACATGCCCACTGGACAAGTGGTGATCATTCCTCTCGAAACCGGTTTACGAGCCGTCGGGGGCGGAACCGCATGAATCTGTTGACACAGAATAGCGAACTACGCCGTGTTGGCGTGTGGAACTGGACAATCCCAGCACACGTCGTTGATCTCGGCGACGGGACACGGTTCAACTGCTGTCCTAACGCTCTAGCCTGCGGCCGAGTGTGCTACGCAAAGTTTGGCACCTACACCTTCAGCAACGTGCGACGCAAACACCTCGCCAACCTGATGATGGTGCTGGAAACACCGAAAAAATGGCAGACCGAAATGGCTATTGAGCTCGCTCACAAACGAATGCGCCCCACCGGTAAACCGACACAAATTGACCACGACCCCAACGACGAATGGCTGGCAGGCTGGATCGCTGACGGCGGTGTAGCAGTTCGAATCCACGATGCCGGAGACTTCTTTTCCGAGGACTACCTACAACTATGGATTAACCTGGCCGAAGACTGTGAAGACGTAATGTTCTACGCCTACACCAAAGAAGTCGACATGCTAAAAAACACCAGACTGCCAACCAACTTTCGCGTGATTTACTCGTACGGCGGGAAACAAGACCACATGATCGACCGAAACACCGACCGCCACGCCGACGTGTTTCCGACGCTCGAAGCGTTGACCAAGGCCGGATACTACGACCAGTCCGACAACGACCTACTGGCTGTCTGCGCGCCAAGCAACAAGATCGGCATCGTTGCTAACAACCTTCCGGTTGCCAACAAACGATTCGACGGACGAACAATGAGCGACCTATGAACCCGCTGTCCGACGACGAGTTTTTTCAGCTCACCACTACCGAACAAGACGAATATTTGCGTCAATAATTCCCTCTGCAATCGTGACTCCGACCATATCGCAGTTCCAGCACAAGACAGAACTTGGCTCATCGCTTCTATTTCTAGCCCAGTAGACCTCGCAAGCAAAGCAGTACATTACGACTGAAGTGGGCGGCATTAGTGACAGGGTTTGTATTAGGTACTGCGGCCACACGACTCCGCTTCCTGGCCCGACCTGATCTTCGGTTCCATTATCCTTGGGCGACCGATGAGGCGGACCTGTGATTATGAAATTAACACCTTCATCGACTAATTCGGAAGAAGTTAACGGAGGCGTCGGTTGCAACGAAGACAAAATTCTGACCATGGGTAAGATTTGCGCATATCCAAGGGGTGCGCGCAATCTAATATTTCTACGACTTTTTCATTTATGGTGTTGCGCAAAAATTCTGCGAGACTAAGTCCACGCGCCTGCGCTGCTTGCTTCCAGCGCTCCCTATCATCATCAGTCGTCCTAACCAGGACCTGCTTATCTGCCGGTGTGTCCCCTGAAATCTTTGTCGAAATCGAGTGGTCCATACTCTCGGCAATGTCGTACATTGCTTGCTCCAAATTATCCACTGGTTCCGTATTCTCAGCGTTCGACATGATTGTCTGCCTCCGGGCGCGATTCTACTTCACTTACTACCTCTGCATCAACGATAACATCTTTGGGTGAAAGCAATTCGCCAACTATTTGTGATGAAATAATTCCAGATCGACCCATTAATTCCAGCAGTGCCCTTGCTTCCGCTTCTGGGTTGAAGGTTTCCAGATTGGCCGCTGCGGTTTCGCCCACAAGAGTTGATTTGATATTGTCTTGGGTTGTTACGTCCATCTGAATACTGAGATTGCTTCTGTCCATCCCAAGTAGCTTGGACCGTCTATCCATGATTAAAAGAACCTGCTGAATCGCCTTAAGATCTGGCTCGACCTGGACTTCGGTACCATCGTCCATGCGCACCTTACGGTGCTGGGTCAACGGCCAAATAGAGGCCTGGAGACTATCTAGTCGCTCCAACTCCATCCTCAGGACCTCCGGATAGGCGAGCATTGTTTCTCTATTTAGTTTTTCTAGCTGCCTATTGATGGCCTTCTGCACGACGCCGCTCGAAACACCGAAACGTTTTGCTATGTCGGCAACAGCCATCCCGCCCTGTCGCATTTTGAGCATGCGGGAATCTCTTTCGGCAAGAAACTCTTTCGTCATTACTGATGGTGTGTTGTCTTTCATCTGTTCACCGCCCGGAATTCAAGTGGTTCGAAAGGCCACTTTTTGCCTCGCTTCATTTTGGTGGGCCAACGTCTCTCATCGCGCTCACCACGGAAATGGCGAACGTCATATACACATTCTCCCACACTTGTGGCATCTGGTTGTAAAGATAGACCGAATTCAGGCCAACGCGACCAGACCGCTGATCCGAACGGTCGCAAATTCCGGCTAGTCATTGACTCACCAAGAGGGGCGTGATGCTCTAGCCAAAGGGCGCAACCGAACGCAACGCGAATAGTGTCAAGATATTTTATCACTTCAACCGCTACTGATTCAGATGTCTTGTTCCCGGGGTCCAGGAAGGCCTTATAGATGGGACCGAGAACCAAAAGGCTTGGCTTAATGAGCTCTAGTTGGGTTTCGAGATATAGGCGGTCAGCGGAAGAAAGCAAGTTGAGGCCGTCTGGCTTCATGAGCAAGTGTGATTGGGACCGCATAGCGTAATTCATTGACATTGCTGCGCCGTGAATCGCCCGCGATGTGCGGCGAATAATGCGCTCAGGGTTTTCCAGGTCAACAAAGAGTGTTGTGATGGGTTTTATCCTCTCGAACGTAAAGGGATGAACCCCCCAAGATGGAAGAATGGCAACCTGCCTTGCAAGCATCGTCTTACCCACGCCCTCCGCTGCGACCAAAATGACCCGCTCTCGCCTCTCCAAAAGATCAGGAATAAGCCAATCATAAGAATCATCAGTCTCTTCTTTAACGAACTCATGCCAATCAACAAGGCGTCCGTCGTTTGTCAAAGACTCCGACAGCGCAGATGATGCCAACAGGGAGACTTTTGTCAATGTGCGAAGAGGCGTTGACCCGTCGTCAATCAGGAGCGACTTAATCTTTGACAGCATTTCATCTGCCTTAGTTGGGAACACCTCCTCAAAGTTTTCGTCAGAATCTTCATCAGCAAGTTCCTCAATTAAGCTTGATTCGCTGGTTTCCGAACCCTTCGTTGCGCTAGATTCGTCAAAATTAATTAGCTCACTCATCTGACCACCATTTTCAAGGAAGTCGGTAATATCTTTTTTGTGCGGACATACCCAACCCTGTACATCGGTGCCAGCTTTTCGTAATTCGTCAATAACGTGGGCGGCATGGATTCGCCCTGGCTCGTCATTGTCGGCAATTACGTCAACTGTTGCGCCAGCCAAGACCCGGGTGTGAATGTCGAGCCACTTACCAGCACCGCCCGGCATCGTGGTCGCACAAAGACCAAGGGCAGTCAGCGTGTCTGCGTCTTTTTCGCCCTCAACAACTATAATTGTTTCGTTATTTTCTTTTGCTCGCATAACTTGCGGCAGGTTGTACAGGACCTTGGGCGTGTCCTCTAGTTTGTAGCTATACCCACCTCTTCCATCTGGACGACGTTGGCGAAAGGTTTTTTTTCCGTCTTCCTTTACGTATCGAACTTTTTGAAATAGCAACTCACCGTGCTCTGAGACGTAGTTGTATATTGCCACTAACTTTAATTTTTGCGGCTCTTCAATTTTGAGTGGACGAGATGATTTCGGCTTCCAGCGGTCATTCTCAGTCGGTGACCATTCGCGAGATGAATCAGGGGACATTAAATCTTTTATTGTTAGACCAACCGAAGCGGCAATTTGGTCAACCGTACATCCGCCCGCCCGGTGGCAGTGAACGAGAATGACCCCATCTCTTTCGGCGACAGACAGGGAAGGGTTTTTGTCATCATTTCGGCAAGGACAACGCGCGTCCCAGCCATTGGACGTCTTCATGACTCCGTCCAGGCGTGAGAGAAACTCTTGCGTGTTATAAAGCACGATTGCCGACCCCCAATACGTCCTGAATAGTTGGTCTTTTCATTTTTATATTTAAAGATTTGCGCAACTTTTCACGCTCAATCTCCGGGATGCCACCCCATATCCCAAACGGCTCCCATTCCAATGAGTAGTCGAGGCATGTCAGTCGAATTGAGCATTGGTTACAAATGCTTACGGCCTTGCTGGCGTCACGCTGTGCCTGTTTCCGTTCTTCAACCGGCTGACGATTTGAAAAATTTGGAAACCACCAGTGGGTCGGTTGCCCGACACAGGAGCCACCAGTCGGCGGATATTGAATTTGTTCCCCCACTTCATCCCCTCACGTTCGTAAGTCGTGCTATGTCTTTGGCTGAAAGAAATATGTATGCTGATGTGATCGTCAATCGGCCTGATGCAGCGTCCGTATTGACGCTGACTGCGTCTACCGGAATGCCGAGCAGTGCGGCAATCTCCGCAGCAACACGTCGCACCAGAATTTCATCTTCGCTGATGGAGTCATCGAAATCAAGTCGCGCATCAAAGTATTTCGATGGAATGGCCGGAGCATTAGCGAGCTCTGCTTCTCGTCCATCAGAATTTTTGATTTGCTGGTTTGAGGTTTTAAAAGACAGGCAAACTGAGCACGCGATACGCTTGGCCGATGATGCCCGCAGCAATAGTTCGGAATGTCCGCACTCCAATTGATGTTCATATCTCACCGAGCCCCATGAGCCGATTTTGTTAATCGTGATGATGGCACGCTTTGGTGCTTGACGACGTCCGCTCATTGGGCAAAGAATACACGACTGGTGGAGCCTATTTCGGACAAGCAAAAGCCCGCCATTTCTGGCGGGCCCTGCTATCGATTCCTTCTCTCTGAGGGGAATTATCGATGTGTGGTGGAGATCAGAACGGCTCGCTGTCCTCTTCGATGACCTGGCGAGCAGCCTGGCGTGGCGCTGAGGCCTTCTTGGTTTGCTGGCCGTCCGGGCTGCTGCGACGCTTGCGCTCAAAGGAATCAATCGAGCGCGTCTGAACGCCTATGGCGTCTGCGACCAACTCGACGATAGACCGCTTTGCTCCGGTTTCTTTGTCCTCCCAGGAGCGCTGCTCCAGGCGACCGGTAACGATGATGCCTACGCCCTTTTCCAGAACGTTGGCTGAGTCGTCGGCCAGGTAGCGCCACGCGATGACGTTGATATAGGAAACCTTCTCCTGCTTGTCGCCAGACGCATCGGTCCAATAGTGATTAACTGCTACGGAAAATGCCAGACGTGGCTTGCCGTCCGCAGTAAACGTGAGCTTCGGGTCATCGGTCACGTTGCCGATGATCGTCGCGGGTGATTGACTCATTGTTATCTCTTTCTGTGTTTTTGGGGCGCGCCCCAACTCGATGAGTCGGAACATTACTTACTCAAAAACGTTGGAGCAAGTCCTCCTAGCGGAATCACTGAAAATATACGAGACTAGTGTAGCGACAATTCATACATTACATAATTTGGCACGACTTGACATCGGTCGCCGTAGTGTTAAAGTCGGAGTATGAGCGAGAACTTTGAAGCGAATTTAACAGTGGCAAACAACATTGCTGGAGCTCTTTTTGCGTACGCAACACTGGACTTGGGTAACCTGAGTGATGCTGAAAAAGACGCACAAATGGAGACATGTCAAGATATCGCAGATTTTTTGGTATTCTCATTTTCCATGAGCTGCGGAGTGTCTGAAGACGGTGAATCGTTCACCGCAACGGGTAAGTTCGGCCAATATGTTGAACTTTTAGAAAAATTTCTCGACCAATAACACCAGGTCAATACATTAATTTGTGATTTTTGCACCGTCAAGGGGTTGCGCAACTGTAATCAGATGGTAATATTCGTACGGTAATGGGGCAACCCGTTCATACGGAGGCACACCAAGTCTCCAGCCGTATCCGCCGAACACTGGAGACATATGAAACATCCGCTGAGGCTTTTTCTTCCTATTCTCATCGTCATCCTTGGTTCCGCAATCGGAGTCAGCGCCATTGGAAAGGAGGAACCCAGCGTCGTGTCCACAACGACAACAACTGTTGCTCGTGCCGTTACCACAACGACACTGCCAACAACTGTTGCCCCCACGACAACCACGGTTGTCGCGATATCTCCTCTGGAGTTCTTGTCTTTTGCGTTGGCAATCCCCGCCGATGTCCCTTGCTTAGAATGGGCCGGGGTCGCCCATCTTGCTGGTTGGCCTGTCGCCCTATTGCCAGAAATACTCACGATTGCCTATCGTGAGTCTCGTTGTCGAAACGTCATTTTTGGTCACCCCGACTGGAACGGCTCCGACAGCGGACCACTACAAATCAACAAGGTGTGGCTTGACGAAATTGAGTCCAAGTACGGGCATCAGGGGTACGTAAATATGCCCTTCTACAACTTTGCCTGGGCCTGGGAGATGTATGTGTGGTTCGACGTTCATCGTGGGTGCGGGTTTGCCCCGTGGTACAAAACCTATTCATGTAAATAAGGGGGCGTTATGAAAAACGCAAGACGGTTCGTTGTTAGCATTTTCCTCACCATTTTAGTGTTTGCCGTTGCCACCTGTGATGTTGATTGGCATAAGGCGAAAGCCATCAGCGTCACCAACAGCACTCAGCCCATTGACCTTTCCGGGGTTGATTGGACGGGACTGGCACGCCTTGTCCATGGCAAGTGCGGGGAGTGGCACGACCTTGCTATTGCTGTTGGCTGGTCTGAGGCCCAATGGCCCAAGTTGAGTTACATCATTCATCGTGAAAGCCGCTGCAAAATCAAATCACTCAATAAAACCGACCCCAATGGCGGAAGTCGTGGTTTGATGCAAATCAATGGCTACTGGTGCCGAAAAAATAAATACAATCCGACCGGCTGGCTTCAGGCAAAGGGAATCCTTAATAATTGTGATGATCTGTTTAATCCCGAAGTCAACCTCCGTGCCGGACTTGCCATGTGGAACTACAGCCAAGAGCGCAATAAGTGTGGCTGGCGTCCCTGGGCTACTCGCTGCTGAGCAGCAGAATACGCATCCCAATTTTGGGGCGATACGTAATGGAAAAGCGCCCTGTCGCTTGACCGACCATAGGCGAAGATGTATTATGCGGAAAGCCAATCAAAGGGACGTGCGGTGTCGACTCAAGTCATAAACTCACTAGAGGTTTGTGGAACTCGCGTAAAATCACTCGACGAGGCTCGCAGGGTAATCGTCGATGCGCATGAGCAGAAGTTTGGTAAACCGCTTGCGTCGATGTTGCCCGCGGAATACTCAAAAATGATACGCGAACTTGACGCTATGGGCTTTTTCGCACTAAGGGGCGCTGCTACATACCTCTCAAAGAGGCTTGGTGTTTCTCGGGTCACAATTTATAATTCCTTAAAGAAAAGCAATTTGTAATTTATTACTAAGTGCATACCGCTTGGCGGAGATCAATAATGTATTATTTGTTGTTTGCATATATTGCAATTTTATTGATCTGCTGCGTGACTGGGGGCGAACATGTGCCTATTTTTTTACTTGTGTGGTGTGGCTACAGGCTATATCGCCTGGCGCCTCGTAACTGCTCCTCGTCTGTGGGATAGCGAAGAGGAGGCAAGGCTGTGGAGAACAAAATGGTTGTCTGCTCAAAAGCTACTAGATGAGATAAATATTAATAAAGATTGATATTGCCTATTGACGGCTTGTATGAGCTATCTGGCACGTGTACACTTCTTCTATCTGAATTCATCCAGAGGAGCTGCAATGTCTCACGGCCTAGATAAAACGAGAGCTGGCAAGGTTCGCATGGCCTACTCGGACGTCGAGATACCCTGGCATCGCATTGGGACACCAATGACTGGCCTTCAGACTTCATCGGAGATGCTGAGGGCTGCTGGGGCGGATTTCCGGGTTGTTTTGACCAGGGTTGCCGCAGTGGACGAAAACGGAAACGTGATTTATGTTGTTGACGGTGACGGCAATCATGCTCCGCTAATTGTGGACGATAGTCGTGCCACGGTTCGGGTGAATGGCGATGGAACCTACGATGCGCTGTCTACTGTTGGTACCCGCTACGTGGTGCAGCAAAATGCCGATTGCCTGAATCGCGCTTTAGAAATTGTCGGGGCGAGCTCGGGCGATGCTGTCGTCGATACCTGCGGGGTGACCAATGGGGGTCGTGAGTTTTTCGCATCAATCGACCTGGGTCCACTTGTGCTTGATCCAACGGGGGTCAACGACAAAATGGAAAGGTATTTGCTCGTTCGAAATGGTCATGACGGCAAGACCCCCATAACCTATGCCAATACCTCGGTCAGGGCCGTTTGCAAAAATACGGTTAACGCAGGGCTGAAATCATCTTTACGAATATTTACTGCACGTCATACAAAAAATCAAGACAATGTCGTAAGTGAAGCTCAGGCTGTTCTGGAAATATCAACAAAATGGGCACGAGATTTTACCGAAACAGCAGAGAGAATGCTCAGAATTCCCATGCCTATTTCTTCCCGTCGATTCGACTCTTTTATTGGCGAGATGTTTTCCGCCAAGACAAATGAGAGCGCCAGGCAAAAGAAAAATCGTGACGATGTAGGTGAGATTATTCGTGCCCTTTATGTCTCTGAAAAAAATGCTAGCGGCTTTGGGTTTAATGGGTGGTCGGCATACAACGCCGTTGTTGAATATTTTGATCATTTCCGTGACGCAACCCCAGAGGACAGGGCAGCCTCGTCCATGGACCCCACTTCGTGGGTGTCTAGAAAAAAGGAAGAAGCTCAGACTTTAATCCTTTCAATGGCCGGACGATATTCGTGAGACAATTAGTCAAGCGTCATTCTTCCGCAAGGGGTGGGCAGCTATGAACTTTGAAGACGAAGATGACAATGAATTCTCAAGAGCTGACCTGCTAAATTTCCTTGGAGAATTCATCAGCCAAAACCGTGATGCTGACTCGATATATCGTTCTTCCTTGTGCGGAATTCTGGTTGCTCGCATATATGAAGAATTCGGTCAAGGTGGACTTTGCGAACTGATGATGCAGATTGATATTCGTGGCGGGTGGATATCTGACATAATCTTCGAGGCCTCGGACTTCAATAACGCATTATTTAAGCGGCATGGTATTTATGATGATCAAATCATCCTAAAAGCTCGTAGCAGCTCAACAATGAATGAGATGAACAAGAAGGTATGGCGACTGCGCAGAAAATACGCAAATATTATTGCTGATGAAATCGTATCCATGAATCAGGAAATGGGCGATGATGCTGCGAGGTAGACCGAGGGGGGAAAAGTAGTGTCCCGCTTCCTCAGTCGAATCATTAAGATTTGCCCGCCCTTCAAGGGCAGCCAAGAGCAGGTTATGAAGAATTACGATAGCCATACATGGCGCGTAATCGATATGGACGAACGATACTCAGTAAGTGGGATCGGAACATTCGTTGAGTGCGAAGTGTGTAGGGTTCTTGCTGATACCGAGTATGCCAAATACCCGTGTGGTGAATCTCCACGAGGGATCACCTACGATGATTACGTGCGTAGAACTAGAAACAACTAGGCCCCCCTGAGCATTTGTTTCATCAGCGCAATCTCATTTACCTGATTCTGAATTATCGAGTAACACAGCGACTCGACGTCGTGCGAATCTACACTTAAGAGCATTTTCTTAGACATTTTCACCGCCATGTCGTGATGGACAATCATTTGAGAGAGAAATGTCTGTTCTTCTGGAGTCAGTAATTCTTTTTTCATTCGTAGCCCCACATTTGCGCCAAGGTTGGTCTAGACGGAGAAATACCACGACGCCTCTGTTCAGCTGCCAATTGCCTACTAGTGAGACCCGCCCAAACTCCGTGCATATCTACCGTAGGGAACTCAAGGGCGTACTCCAGACATTGTTCCCTGACCCGACATTCTGCACACATCGCCCTAGCTGCCACGATGTAAGTAATGTCTTTATGTTCTTTGGGGAACATCATTACCGTTTTTCCTTTGCAGGATGCTTCGTCCATCCATGCGTTTACTGAATCATTCTGATTTTGTTCGTTTTCCATTTACCTTTGTCCGTGTCGATGGGGTGGCCATTGACGCTTCCTGAAAAACAACATTGTATGGATAACCGCTATGGGGGTCATTTTTTGCCGCAACCGCAATCGCTTTAATTGCGTTCTTTTTTGCCTGCTGGAGTGTTTGTAGTTTGGGGCACAGAATCCCTAGCGCACCTAATGCATACGCGGCCCCCGTACCAATGGCATAAACTCCACCACTGTCAGAAAACCACGAGTAATCATTATCCACCTGATAGATGACGCGATTTATCGCAACCAAGAGGGTAGATCCAGCTTCGATTGAACGCGAAATGTTTGAGTCCGGGGGCACGTAGGAGTAGCCATTTGTCTCGTAGCACGACCGAAGGGCGGGTATGAATTTCGTAGTAAAAAACTCATCTAACTTTTTACCGCGCAGTGACGGGGGTGGCATTGGTGGCTGAAATGCGTATGTAACGATGTTGATGGCCCTCACATCGCCGGAGACCCCAATATGGTACGAGCCAACGGAGGCAATCTTTGGCATTGACGATGGGAGGGTTTGAATGCTCGATGTGTAACCATCAGGATCAACTGTCGATATACGACTGTCGGCACACAGAACGGCGTAACCGTCGCCACATATGCCGACAATGGTTGTCATTTCAGGAGACCTGATTTGCCTGCCGCTGAGATGAAATAAACTCTTTGCCACGGAACATGCCCCAGCCAGAGTAGATAGGCATGCATTCGTATGAGAACTTATGATCACCGCTGTCTTCGTACATTACAATCCCCAGACCCTGCTGCCAGTTCTCGTGGCGCGTCAGTGGTCGTCCGTCCAAATCAACGCCGCCCTTGGTGCTGGGGATCGCCCCATCGATCCGTGCTAAACACCCAGGGGACGCGGCCATGATTGTCCGTGGCCCATCCCAATCTTCGCGTGTCTTGAACGCACATTCGATACGGTGTATGTGTCCGTAAATCACGCTGCTTTTCTCTGCGTTCAGATAAACGTGAGCCGTGGATCCAGAGCTCTTGACACGGTCGCCATGAATAATGCGAAGCTTCTGGTTGACCCAAATGTCTGATGCCGGATATCCTGGTCTGTACTCTACGCCGAACTCGTCCATTCGGCACAGGTAAGGAACGGACATAACGGGCCAAGAGTCGGGCGTATTGCCCTTTCGAAGACCATATGCGGCACCAGCATTCTGAACGATGTACTTGGGCATGCGTTCTTCATGATTTCCGGCAAGCCAGACGATCTGCGCATTGGGGGCAGCGTGGCGCATTTCCGCGCAAAAAGTTGTCGCACGGTCAATCGTCGCCTGCGTGGTAAGCGCATAGCTCGGATAGGTGACGTACTTCCCCATTTCTGGAAGATCGAGGTTGTCACCAACACAAACAATCAACTCTGGCTTTAGGTACTTGATGACGTTCAGCGAAACACTAATTGCCTCTTCGTCGTGGGTTGGCTCCAGGCAGCTCTCTTTGTTGCGGTAATAACCGAACTGGATATCGGGAACAACGACGCATGTCTTGAATGAGTCTGATGTGCGTGGTGATGACGTATTTTTCGGGAGCTTAATCTCGGGACCACGCTGAATTATCTGCCACTCGGGCCCGGATTCCCATTTGGGGGAAATTTGAATGGCGGCGAGATCGACTACCTGGGCATCGCCGTTCTCGTCTTTGAGCATTGACTGGTAAATGGATATTCTTTTGATATCCCCGACTTCGTCAATGTCGATATTCTTGGATGCGAGTAAATCAGCGATTGCTCCCAATGTTTTGGCTTTGGCTTCTTTGCTTTTTTCTTCGTTAATTTTACCCGAAAGACTCATTCTGTCTCCCCTGCGAAAAATCCACACTTACATCTCTTGGTGTTCGTGGCGCAAATACGTGCTGTCGTGAGAGAGTCACGCCCAATCGGTGTACCCTCGTCGGCAAGTAGACGTTCAAGTGCTCGCAACGACACCGACTGAGTTACGAGTGCGTCAACGAGTGCAATTTTGTCGTTTTCTGACATGGCACCAGCGATGACCGCAAATTTGCAGGCCTTCGCCGTTCCACCATTTTGCTGCAGCAGAAGAATTTTATCCGACAGCATATCCCCTCCGTTGGTTATCTATCTAGGAGTACACTTGGTGTAACCTCGAATAAGGATCATACGCGGAGTTTGGGGTAGAGATCAATGAGCATTGACAATTTGTTAAGACTGTGGTCTGGCGATAATGAATACACTAGCAAGCCGTCCATCCTGTCGACCAATATGAAGGTGCTGATGTTGATCACGTTAGACCCAGGCATGACGCAGGTCGCGATGGCTGTGACTCTTGGCGTATCGGAGGCGGCAATTGAAAAAGCGGTTGCAAATTTACAAAATTTCGGTATCGTGAATACACAAAAAGTTGGCAGACGTAACCAGTACGAGGTAAATCTGTCCGCTCTCCACAATCATCAAGACTTTATCGCCTTAAAGGAATTTTTCGATCATGTTCAAAAAGGATTCAAACACTCATAGCCTACTAATGGTGGCTAAAATGTTACGTAAGCCGTTCGCTGAGTCGGACATTACGTATATTTTGGGAGTTTTCGATGGACCAGCCAAGGTCAGGCGCTCGGCAAATTTGCTCGTTGGGCTGGGATATCTAAGTGTCTGCGATGATGGTAAATGGGTTATTACTGAAAGTGGCGTAGAGGCAGTTTATGCCAATGCCCTGAAGTCAAGAAGTTCAGACTCTCGCTAATTATTTCCACCCATACGGGATTGCATCCAAGCGTGGAATACCTCGTCATTCAGTGGAACAAACCATAGTTGGGACTCGTCCAGGTCGGTGATGTCGCCAACGAGGGACCAGCAAATATCCAGAACTTCATTAGCCATACATGAACCTACGTTGCAATCCATGCCGAAACGCTGAATGAAGTATTTTACGGCACACCCATGTCGTGGCGAATAGCACGCCGCCTCCGTGGAACCCATGTGTGGGCAAGCTACGTCGTAGACTTCCAGCTCAGACTTGACAATGCGCAAGAAAATTCGATGACCGTCATTGTTCCACAGCATCTCGCTGTCATGTATCTGATCGGCCACCCGGCGTCCTTTGTTGAGATTTATCTTTTTCGCCCACATTTCTGGCGTTGAGGAACTCACCGTATCACGCCGTGCTATTGTCCTCAGCTTCGTGAAATACGGCTTCCATTTCCTCTGGAGATATTGTACCGTCATTTAGGTATGCTCTGGCTAAACCTTCGATCACCTGTGCGACGCTGCCAAAACCGGCCATCATGACTGCTTTCCACAGTGGGATATTGGTGATTGCTCCAGCGCCGACAACACCCAGACCAGATACAGTAAAGGTAGCCAAAATCCTGTAAAGGACTGGTTTCATATTATTTGAAAATTTCATTTTTTTCTCCCCATGATATTTATGGTGCTTCTAACTATTATTCCAGAAATGAGTAGAGAAATAATAAATAGGATCCACTTTACGTGGAGCCGATTTCCAGTAATTGGAAGTATTGACGGGGATTGCTGTTCGTCAGTTGGTGCGGCTGCCGGAGCTTGCGTGGTCGTCCCTGGGGTTGTAGCCAATGTTGGTTCCGTGGTTATTGGGGCGATAGTCGTGGTTGGGGGTTCGGTCGTCGTGGTTGGGGGTTCGGTCGTCGTGGGTGCTGCTGTAGTGGTGGGCGGTGCAACCCAGGTGACTGTCGTTGATACGGTCTTGACCACGCCGTTGACAGTTGCTGTCGCCGTATAGACGTTTGTACCAACAGATGAAGTATTTATTGTAATTGTTGCCACGCCCGATGAATTAGTTGTTGCAGTAAATGTCTGCCCTGCGTCTGGACCAGTGCTTACAACCACACTTATCGTGACTCCAGCCTGGGGCACCCCGGCAATAGTTTGTGCGGTCGCCGTAATGGTCAAGGGGGTTCCCGCAGGTGGGTTCTCTGGGCTTATTGTGAGCGTTAACGAACTAGGCAGAGACACTTCGCCGCCACCGATAGAAACTGCCTTACGTGAAGAAGAGGCCGATGGGTACGGGTAATCAACCAGCGTCTTTAGCGTCCCCACATTGCCGGTAAAGTATCCGTGCCAACACGCGGCGACAATTGTATTGCTTAGACCAAAGTCGGCTATTCCATCGGCGGTGGCCTCCGGCCCGCCATTGCAACCACCGTCATTAAACACCGCGCTTGGGAGCAGGGCGGTTAACCAGCCATATGGGTTGTAACTGGCAAAAAGTCCGCCCCCAGAGTTGACGAAGTCGGCAATCTTTTCGGCGTTGGAGGTGAAAATCGTATTGACGGAAGCACTGCGTCCCCAATCGTCTGGAATCCAAATCATACGTGGTGAATCGGAGGTAATCCCAGTTGCAAAAAATGCATTAAGTTCGGTTGTCGTAGTAACGAATTGGACTGTTGGGGCAGTTGAGAACCCGGCAAGAAATTTCGTAGATAAAAGAGTATTCCAGTTATTCCCACATCCACCAGCATTGGTGATACTTGCTATGCCAAGGATGGCAATTTTGCCATTATTGCCAGGCATAGACGACTGGTCGTACACACTCTTAACTACTTTGGCAATGTATTGGTCGGTATTCTCGCCGTAAGCAGCATGGCAAACAGGGTCCATGCCATCAAGAACAATTGGGCCACCGCCACTACTTGTCGCGTAAGCGGGTGCTTGTGGCGTCGAATATAGCGAAGATACCATCCCAAGCAAACCAAAAGCACCGATTAGACATAATAAGACACGACGTAATGCCCTCATTTATTTTCCCCTTTAACTTATTGCACAACAAATTATTGATCAAATTCGCCCTTCGCATGGTCATTGATATGACCATCAACTTTGGTCTCAATTCGTGACAGTGATTCAAGAACAATATTGTGGTCAGTTTTATTCTCGCGACGACCCTTTTCTACCAGGGCGACGAGAATGATGCTTACGGCACCAATTAGGGCAACCACAACCTCAATCATTCTTCGGCTGTTTCTGTGTTTTGAGATTCTTCCGAAACTCTTTTCCCGCGACCCTGAATCATCAATCCAGCAAGTGTGCCCGTAATGAAGGTAGCCACATTCGAAAGCACCCCAAAGAACATCTTGTCATTTTCGGCCTGGGCCCCAATCGGCTGAGTCACAAAAATGAGTGCGTAGAGGATGGCCAATGTTGTGGTTAGTAGCACTGAACCAAGAATGCATCCAATGACAAACTTAAGACGAGCATCAAGTTCTTCTTCCGTGTACCTGCGTTTATTCGTCATTGGCCACCCTCTTCGGTCCATCCAAGAATGTCTTCCGTGCAGGTCCCCGTCACCTTGCATGCGGGAGGATTGCATTCTTCGTTCTCCCAGTTGTCGGGGTCCTGACATGAGTATCTGAAGTTTCCGTCGTATCCACATGACGAAAGTGTTCCTAAAGAAATTGCTGCTAGTGAAAGTAGCAATATTTTAATTTTCATACTGCCCCTTTATTTTTATGTCAGAACATCTTGTCCCATGTGACAGGACCGATAATGCCGTCATCCTTCAGGCCGTTTGCCTTCTGCCATGCCTTGACTTTTGCTTCAGTGCCAGGACCGAAGTCGCCATCA